CGTTCAAATAGTCTTGTATAGTTTCTCGGTTAGAATTTACCCATAGCTTCTTAAACTGTTCAGCTGAAAATTCAATCTCTTCAGTTGCTCCTAAACTACCAGCAACACGTACACCCATTAATGCAGGATTAAGGTTGTGTGATATTGCAACCTCTTCTTTATATTCTTTACTTGTTTGCTCAAATAAAGCATGATTATCTGTTGTGCTTACAACCTCAACATCAGGTAAATTGTCTTTACCGTTTGCTTCGACCTTCATTGCTCTACCGTAGTTCTTAGCTCCTTTAGCATTTTGTCGCATTCCAGCAGTCCAAACATCTCTTTCGTCAGGCGACATGATGTAAGGATATTTGTATATTACACTTGGTTGTATTCCGTTTTCTATTGCGCTCTTATGAAGTAAAGCAATATCAGCTCCTACCTTTTGCCAATTTGCTGAAGATACCCAATCAGGCATACCATACGCTCTAAATCCACCTACTAAATTCTTAAGCTCTAAAACTTGCCACTCGTCTGTGTTACCTATTTTGTAAGGTGTAAATATCATTTGACTTGTTGACCTTGTCCAATCTCTAGAATAGAAATAGTTTGCAGGTGTATCGTTGAATAATCCTACTTGTGAATTTCTGATATTCTCAGGATCAATTAACTTGAAATGGGTGTATTTCTTATATTGCTTTGAATAGTGTATAATCGCAATTACTCGACCATGTTTAACGTAATCTAGTACAATATTCTCACTAGACTTTTTAAACTTCGACATCGTTTCAAATTGCTTAATAGCTATCTTTTCAGCAACGTCTAGGTTATCATAGTCATTCCATTCATAACCGTTACCAATTACGCTGTACTTTTTGAAGTTACAACACGCTTGGTGCATTGGTGCTGAGATGTATAATTGGTTTAAAATCTGAGGATAAAGATTCGATTCTCCAAACCAAACACCGCCAGTTCTATTAACGTAATCGTCAACTAAAGGCTGCGATAAATCCAAGCCCTCAGTGTTGATTGTACGGAAACATTCTAATTCTTTATTTTCTACCTTTGGTGTTGGTATTATATCTTTACTAAACCATCCCATATTAATTCCCTATTTGTGTTGTAACAACAATAAATCCTTTTTGTAAAATCCTGCCCGTAGTATCTTCAACATCCAACGTAGGCAGCGCACTTTCATATACACTATATGACCATTCGCCTTCTATTAAATAAACCTCGCCATCCAAACCTACTGCATTAGTAGTTTCAGTTATAACTATTAAATCGTATCTAATATTTGAAGTAGCCTGAAGTGAACAGCTAGTAGTTGCGCCATCCAAATCAAACTTATTTGTAAACACTATTAAGTAATACGGATCGAGCAATTGTGAACGCTCAGATAGCGTAACACAAATATTATTAATAGTATTTTTTTCTATGACAAAATTACTCATATATTTATATGTACAAAAAAAGGGAGTTGTTACGCTCCCTTTTGTTTTTCATGCAAATTAATTTTAAACCGCTGCGATAAGCAAAGCCTCAACTATATCCGCATCCACTTTGTACAACATATGACGTTCATTCTCTGATGTCAATGTAACAGGCATCTGTTGACCAGCTGCACGAGTGTTGTTAGTTGCTGCTGAGTTAGCTGACAATCTCAATCCTTGATCGCTTCCTAACATCCACCAATCATCGTTGTTGTCTTGAACAACTGCAATCAAATCTCTACGTCCCGCAGCAAGTAAGCTGATTGCGTTACGCTTTCTTAAATCTATTCGTCTAAATCCTAACTCAATACTTTGAGTATAAGAATGTGTATCAGCCACAAGGTCACCGCTCCAATCTTGACTAAACATTGAAGTATCTTTTGTTAAAGGGAAATCTTCAAATTTAGTACCAATCGTTCTAGTGATTGCTGTTACTTCGCCATCGGTATCAGGTGCTGAAGTTGCTGTAACAGTAAGTCCCGTTACATCTTCAAACGATCCGATAAGCGCACGTTTAATTGCTCCGAGGTTATTATCCCCGCAGTCTTTAGGAATCCCAACTAATGGGCTACAAATTGCCATATCTTTCTATATTAAATGATTAAAAAATAGGAGGGCTTTTAAACCCTCCGTTAATTAGAATGTATGGAAGTAAATCTCTTCAGCGTTTGTATAAGATGGTTGGAATTTGAAATCAACACGAACTCCAATCTTACGAGATAAAGTTGTTTTCATGAAATCAACGATGTTGAATCCTAACTCTTCATCCATAAGGTCCATGATGTTAACCAAGTTATTCCAATAAGTAGCAATGATTACGTTATCAGAAGCACCATCAGCTCGGTAAACTGGTGTACCTTGGAATGTTAAAGTTACATTCTCAATGTAGTACAATCCACTCGCTTTGTTATCAGCAACTGCATCAGCTAAAGCATCGTAAACGTTTGTTGAAACGATATAAACAAAATCCTTTCTACGTCTTACACCTTTAGGCAATACGTTACGTGCTTGCTTTAATTTGTCGATTACGTTTGCATCAGTAATAGCTGAAGCTACACCACCGTTACCAGCTGTTGGTTTAATTACGTTTAAATCAGCAGTCATTAACGTTTCCAATCCATCAACACCATTTGCAGCAATTGTACCTGTAAATGTGATGATTTCCATTTGCTCAGTTAACTCTTCAGCTAATTTGTCAAAAAAGAAGTTCATAAATGCGAAGTTCTGATTGAACTCGTTTGAACCTCTAGCCAATTGGTCAGATACAAAAGACTCTTCCAAAGAAGCAACACAGAAAATAGTTGAATACATCAAAGGTTTTACTTCGTATTCTTTTTGTGAAATCTCAGTGTTATCAAAATCAGGATCACAAGAGCCAGCTTTAATAGTAACACCAGTTACATCAACACCACCCAAGTTCACACGGTCTTTAACTCCTAACAACTGACGGAACTTTGAACGAGTTTTCTCGTCTCCAATCATTGCTCTACGGAAGTACTCAGTAGCATTTGTTGTGTAATCTGCTGAAGCATCTACAACCATTGCCATTTCAATAGCTTTACCTTCAACTGTTGTTGGATCAAAAAACGCCTTCTTTGCGTTCTTGAAATCTTCCTTAGAAAGATTAATTGTTTGTCCGTATAACTTAACAGACAATTCGTTTACTTTACTCATTTTATTTTTGGTTTTTAATTGTGTTTATACTGTCTGATATACGTCTCCACATTGGTCGATTATCTGACATCTCTACTGGAAGCTCCTCTAATAATGGTGCTTCTAATTCACTTTTTAACTTTGCGATTTCACTCATCAAACTTTCTTGAGCTGCTTCTAGTTTAGCCAATCTGTCATCTTCAACAACTGGTGCAACTTCTTCTACAACCGCAGTCGGTGTTACGATTTCTTCGACTGGCACATCTGCCATTTCTTCAGGTGTTGCCTCTGCAACTTCCTCAATTACTTCTTCTTGTTCAGCTGTAACCTCTTTCTTTTCGATAACTACGCCATCTTTTACAACGTAGATTGTACCGTTAATTAAGTGTTCACCGTCAGGAAGTAAGATTTGTTCTTTCTCCATTTTTGATAGTTTAATTATTGATAAATTTATTAATGCTTCAATTGAGTATGCGTGTTTCTTATTTGCTTTGATTTCATTCTCCCAATAGCCCTTATCAGTTACTTGTGATAAAACGAATAGAGTTCCGAATGGTAATGTACTTTGGTCGAATCCATATTGGGTGTATGCCTTATCTTCTGAGCTTTCTGAAATCCATGAATCCAAAACATACGAAGGAGCTACACCGCCTTTATGCGTATCTTTGAATAAATCATCTTTCTCAAGTGTACCGTTTGATAATGCGATTTCGTGCATCTCTTTAATCGTCTCAGATGAAAAGCGCATATTATATCGACCTATCTCATCATCTCGGAATATATCCTTATCAGGTACAAGCAAAGGAGCGCATACTTGCATCAACTCATCCTTAGATAAGAAAGCGTTTAAAGTTGTTGCCATTCGGTCATCTAACCTAGCAACTACTTGCGGCACGAAACCAACTCGCCTAACTTCATCGTCTTCGTAATCTTCAAAGTAGATTTGACGTTTCCAGACGTGGCGACATCCATAAGATCCTTTATAATCAAAGATTGAATAGTTACCAAACTCAGGATTGCTTAGTCCGTTAATGATTTCTTCCTCTGTGTATAATCTACCTAGTGATAAAACCTCTGAACAAAATGAACGTGTCTTATCATCATCAGGACCACTATATTCATATCTTACTAGCCATTGACCTCCACCACCTTTCTTTTGTAAATCGTTGTAACTTTCAGAATCTTCAATTCCTAAATTGATTTTGCGCTTTGAAAGGTATTCTTCCTCAGTTACTTCAATCCAATGGCTAGGTTTAACTATTCCAACCGTTTTAAGGTATTCTAATATTTTAGCCTTTACGATTTCATCAGCTACTATTCTTGGATCGTGTGCGTTTAAATATACACCAACCTCTTCAATCGCAGGATCGTTTACATAGGCAATATTTTTCCAACCGAAAGCTGGCATAGCACCCTCCCGAATTGGTTTTAGTGTAACGTAATAAGTCGCAATTTCTGACATACAACTTTATATGCCAAAAAAACTTATTTGTTACGCTTTATGTAAGATAATTGATTAAATGCTAGGTAAAGATTTTGGTCTAGCACATCGTTAAATTTTGTGATATCGAAATCAGCAAGCATATTTAAAACAACCATCCATTGATTATCTCCTTGCTTTGCCCTTGTTTTCATCTCCAATTCAAACTCAGCTTTCTCCTCTTCATTCAGTTCCTCAACTTTAACATCTGCATATGGATCACTGAATAATTCATAAGAATTAAAAAAAGTTTCTCTGAATTTATTGTACTTTTTACAAGCTCCTAAAATTTGATTGATTGGTAATTCATCAATTAATTCACTTCGATAGTCTACGTTTACATTCTTATAGTCCTCTGTAATTACATCGTACATACCACCACCACTTTCAGCAAGGTAAATTGTTGCAGCTATATGTGAAATGTTTTGAGTAAATCCTTTAGAAACGTAATCTTCTAAATTAATGAATTGTCGAAGCGTTAACGTACTAAACGATTGTAACTTTAAAGTTACGTTGTCAATGGTTATATTCTCTGAATGCCTATCTGATATTTTTACTTTTGTTTGAGCTATTGAATAGGCATTTACTAATTTATTAACCCTCCATTCTTGAACGTCTAAAGGATCTAAATCATCAACAATCGAAACAAGGTGTATCATCTTATCAAATACACCTTCTAATGTTTCGGAGTTTATTTCTTTATACTGTCTTGTCAGCAGCATCAATAAGCATCTGTACGTGTTCAACGTATTGTTTTGACAAATCAAATATAACAGGGCTTGCAATATCTGCTGTTACAAAGTCACCAAATAGATTCGCTTTGTGGTCAATGTGAGCATCCGTATAATGTTCGGTCTTTGTTAGCTGAGTATCTTTGTAAACAACTGCAAATGCTTTGTTTCCCCATGCGCCACCTTTTCTAGCTAGGTTTTCAATCTTAGCTATATCCTGAGCTGATAGGTACAACTTACCATCTTCTAACTCACAAGCATATTCTCTACCGTTCACTTCAAAGGTAGGTTGTATTTCATTCTTAACCTCAGTAATTTGAACGGATTGGATAGCCTCACCAAATAGTTTCAATGGTATAACCTCTACTAATTCTTTACTTCCTAGAATAGCCAATACCTCAAGCCATCGTTCTGTGTGGTCTTTGTCTCCTTCCTTTTCTAGTATAGCACTAATCTTAGCTAATTCATTAAGCGTCACCTCACTCCCAAGGTTACGCAGTTGGTACTCAGTACCTTTAATTTTTAGTGTTTTCATTATGCTAAAGTAACTTTATTATTCATCATTTGCAACTCATTCCCTTTATTTTGTATATCATGGTAATCTACTACCATCACTTTGTCACGCTTTGAATTGCTTTGTGCTGTTTGTGCTTGTGAATTATTCAAGTTCATTTGTGGCGTTTGTGGTCCTTGTTGCATTCCACCCATTGAAGGCATAGCACCTCCACCACCACCGCTTGGAGCAGTTGCACCTCCACCACCTGAAGCACCACCTCCATATTTAGCACTTGCTATCTTTGCAATATTAGCAGCTGTTGTTGCAATAGCAAAAGTAAGTGAAGCAATACCAACTGGTGAAGGAACAGCACCAATTGCTAAAGGTGCTTGAGCTAAAGAAGCTGTAATTGCTTTATGACCATCAATAACCGCCATCGCTAAATTCATGGCTTTCTGAATATTGAATTGTCTCTTTGCTCTTTCCTCTTTTGACTTCTCGTCTTGTTTACCTAGACTGTTTGAAACTGCAAATATCCCTTCAGATAATGCGACTACTGAATCTGTATATTGCTGCTGAATAGTTGCTTTTTTTAGTGCCTCTTCTTCAGCTGCTTTAACTGCTGCATCACTAAGCTCTTTCTCTTTCTCTGATTTTAGTGTTCTATATTTCTCCTCAATTAATGCTTTTTCAGATTCTGTAAGCTCTACATTCTTAAGTTCCTCTTCTCTCTGAGCGTCAAGTAAAGCAATTTGTGCGCTTAAATCAGTTGCGTTTTTAATTGCGTTTAATTCTACTTTAGCCGCCTTTTCTTTTTCATCATATTCTTTTTGCTTAGTAGCCTTCGTTTCATTAGCTACTCTTAACGCTTCATTTGTTTCATCTAAATACTTTTGGTCGATAGCTTTTAAGGCGTTATGCTGTTGCTCTTTTAATGCTATTTCTAATTTATCCTTTTCGTCTTGCTCTAATTTTTTATTAGCCAAAGTATCTTGAATCAGTCGCTCGTATTTTAGATTTTGTTCCTTACGTTCCTTTTCAATGCCTTCCTTCATTAAGTCAAGTTCAGCATCCTGAATCATTCGACTAGCTGCTAATCTGTCGGCTTTCTCTTGCTCTCTGTCCGCCTTTCTTTTATCACTAGCTGCTTTATTATCCGCGGCTTTCTTTTCGTTTGCTGCTTTATTATCCGCTACCTCAGTCGCATTAATAACTTGTATTTCTTGACTTGCTTCTCTAATTCCTGTCTTTAACTCTGTAATGGCTGCTCGAATCTCATCTGACTTTTCTTTAGTTAATGTACCCGCAATTTTTAACGATTCCATTTTAAGACGCAAAGCTGCAATTTCTTCTCTTGACGTTTCGATGATAGCATACTGTTTTTGTCGCTCCATTTCAACAGTATTCTCACCAGCTATTTGAGCTAATCGAATCTCATGATCGTAAGCATCTGTTACCTTTGCTCTTTTGTCTGCGTGACTTTGTGCAATCTTTTCTTGTGCTTCAGCTTGTTTAGCTGCTGCATCTTCAGCCGCATACGAAGTTAAACCAATCCAATCTAGGAAGTCTTTAAGTTGTTGAATAACCCATCCAATCGCATCACCAACAGCCTTAAATATTGTCTTTAGTATTCCTAACTCATCCAATAAAGCTATGATTGCCCCTATAATAGCACCAACAACCGCAACGATTAAGAACAAAGGATTTGTCAGGATTGTTTTACCAATAGAAACGAAAGCCGAACCCATTTGTTTTAACGAGCCTATTGCATCTTTAAACGTGATTGACTTAGAGGTTTGAGCAAATAGTTTAGCACCATTGGTTACTCTGTCGAAGTCCATGTCTCTTAAACCCGCTCCAATCTCACCTAATGAATTACTGACTTGTTCGTACTTTGAACCCGTAGCGAATACAGCAACTTGCTCATTCACTTCAGCCATTCTGTCCTTTAATGCAGCGGCTTTTTGATTGAGTTTATCAAATGCTTCAGTCCCTAATTCAGTCTGTTGTAGTTGTTGGATTGTTTCCCTTAACTCAGCCTTTAAACTTTTTACTGGTCTATCGTCAACCTCTACATTTATTTTAATTGTGTTATCTGCCATGTCTTATATTATTATCCAATTAGTAGCGTCTGAAATAACTGTTATACTTTGATTTGGTGTTAGTGTTTGTGTTACTATTCCATCAATTAAATTAGGACTTGTTACGCTTATATTCCCAGCACTTATATTTTTAATGGTGTATTTTTTGCCACCTTTAGAAATGAATAAAGTTGAATCTGTAAGCGTTACTGTTGTGGCTGCTGTATCTTCTACAACTATTTCATCGTCTATTAACACAGTATAATTACCACTTACTTGTCTAAGCGCTTGACCGCCACTAATAACACCACCTACATATACACCGCTTCTTGTTGGTGTTGTTTGGTCACCGATTACTTTAGTACCATTTAATCCAACAGGAACGTTATTAATTGACCCCATTATCTGAACATCACTAGCTCGAACAGTATTAACGTCACCTTGTATTTTGATGCGTTCACCAATTGCTAAGTTGTACTTACCGCTGATTAAAATATCATTTCCAAGTCTTATATTAGTGTCGCTGTCCACCGTATTAAAGTGACGATTAACTACACCACTAAACGAAACAGTTGTGCCTCCAATCGGTCTAAATGGTCGCTTATATTTTAAACGTAACTTTTCATCTGCTGTAATTAAATCGACTTTTGTTATTGTTCGTTTACCTGAGTTGTAACCGTATATCTTTGATACAAAAAACCACCCGTTATCCTGAATGTATATCTTCCAATCTAAGGTCTTTGATAGCTTCTGAAAATCCGCCTCAATTAAATTAAAGTAACCAGTCAAGCGTTTACCTTCATTGATTGTAGTAAGCTCTTGTTGGTGGTGTAAGTTGTATAGATAGTTAGTTGTTTGTCCTTGCTGAAATGAATGGAATAATATATTAGGCGAATCGTAACATATACTAAAGTTAGGAATCAAATCATTGTCAAACATTGACGTATTATTATAGTCAGTCACTTGAGCAACTTGCAAAGGATTTGGAAGCAAGTCATCGTAGAATGGATATTGAGATACTGTGCCTACTCCATTATGAAGTAACACACGAATATTGCAATCAGGATTAACTCCATTGATTGAAGGTAAAGGTACATTAATACCACTTCCAACGCTCGGAGTTGGCGAATACATTATCTCTCTTTTATCTGTTCCTACTGTGTATTCGTTATCTAAAATCAGCGTAGTTTGTCCATAAGTCTCAACAAATTCCGCTTGATAGGCTGCGTTCAATTCATCCTTATCATCCTTATATTTATACTCCTGACGTTGTTTAACATCGTTGTTTAGAAACGTTATTGAGTTCGGTTGTGATTCGTCAAACTTCTCTGTCCAATCCCATTCCAAGCCATCGTTGTAATATTTATCTCTAGTCTTAATAATAATATTAGTTTCATTATCAGGGTCAGGAGTGAACAGTAAATTATAGCTTTTTGATACTGCAGAAATTAGATCACGTTGCTTAATCTTTTTTGGAATAAAAGCGTTCACATCTACATTTGTCCCGTTAATCAATTCAGTAATATCAGGTATTGCTCTAAATTGTAAATTAGTAATATCAATATCGAATTCTAATCGTACTGGGAAGCCGCTTGAACTATCTAAAAATTGAACTAATTGAGTTGATAAGGTCTGAACGCTAAACGAATTCATTAATGTATATTCAGGCGTATTGACAACTTGTACACCTGTTGATGTGAAGTATCTTCCAAATATTAAAGCGTGTACATCAAACTTTTCGTTTGCATCAAATATGCCCAAGTTAGCAAACGAGGCATTATTTCCACTTGCTAAAGGTTGCCACCCCGCAGCATAAGGAGTTGTACCCGTACCGAATGAAATAGCAGTTTGACCAGCATCAATAAACGCAACCTTGTTTACATTGGTTGTTGATTGAGCTACTAAACAAATCTTAACGTCACATCTTCTTAAACCACTAAAAAGCCCCCCATCTGCCTCCCAAGCAACACCACCTAATGCCCTTACTTGAATGTTATAATCGTAGTTTGTTAGTATCTGAAAATTTCTACCTTGACCGCCTAAATTGGTCAAGTCATTGTTAACTGTGGACCATTGACCTTGAGCATCTTCAAATATAGTTGATAAGTCTATTTTAGAGTTAGCAGCTGCAGCGTAATTGTTTACACTTGCTGCACTCAAATAGTCTAACATCGGAAGCCATCCAATAGGATAAGTTGGATTACTTGTATTGTCAATTACATAGTTAGCCGAAGCCATCTCACCACGTACCGAGTATATTTGTTTCAATGAAGCCGCTATCGTATCATCACCTTGTTTACCATTGAAAGGAATAATACGCTTATCCATTTGGATCGTTTCTTCATTATATTCATCGAATGTAAACGTATAACCATTTGTAGCGAATATCTTTTTAAAGTATTCCCATTCGTAGATAGCTGGCTTGAAATCTCTGAGCGTGTAGATATTGTCGCTCTTTGCATATTGTGGATAAGTATAACCGCTTGTATTGGACCATGAAGATATAATATTAGCTCGATTAAAAACATGGCTTAACTCAGGAAATGAAAGCTCTGTTAGTTCCTTATCACCCATCTCGTTAAAGAAATTGCTAACCTCGTCGAATACGTTTATCTTATACTTGACTAACTTGTGATTAGTTCCACGAACTCGGTTAACTCTGATTATCTCTAGTAACTGAATAAAGCCCTCGAACACCTCAACACCATTTTGTATGACCGATGCTATTGTTTTTCTATTACGGTCGAACGTATCATTGCTTAAATCAATATCGAATAGTGCGCCTAAAATAGTAGTGTTGTTTTCCGTTCCATCCACTTCAAGTGATCGTGAAGCTCCACCCGTTCTAGCTCCTGATTTAGTTATTTCAGCAAAGGATAAATCAATAGGGAAATCAGTTCCGATTGGTAAATCAATAAAGCCCGTTTCAAGTTGTATTCTAGTCATTATCCGTTAATTTCGTCTTGTACAGCCATGGTAAATACTAAGTTAACTTTCCTGTCTCTTGTTGTTCGTTTCAAGTGTAGCGGCATTGATGCGCTTGTTATCTTAATAGATTGAAAATCGCCACCATCAATACTTACAAATGCCTGAGGTGAAGATAATAACTCTCGCATAAATTGGCACTCATCTTGTGAAAGAATACCAGTATTAACTGTATAGCTTATCGTCTCTTCAACATGGTAGGTTTCATCTCCGTTATCTGTTGTGTTATAAACCCATTCGCCACCATCTAAGTTACCGTACTTCTTTCTAATATCGTCACGTTGTACCGCTTGGTTCATGTAGCTACCTTTGTAAAATGGAATAGTTATCCATGAGCCTAAACGATCTAAAAAGCAAATATCGTAGGTTGTATGCTGGTCACATTCTGAATAAAGATTGATTGTTTTCTCTTCTGACTTTAAAGTATCATCATCCTCTCTGATTTGTACCGTATAGCTTGTTACGTTTGTTAAATCAATAGTGCCTGCAAATGGCACCCATGTACCTGAAAATTCTTCTGTGATTATTCCTGTGCTTGGAAGCGCATCAAATAGAACAACCTTTGATGCCATTGCTGTCAAAGGATATCTGTAAAGTGTACCTTCAATATTAAACACCACGTTATGACTTGATGCACTATCTAGGTAACAACTTAGCCAAGTTGACTTTTGGCGGCTTATTCTTATCTCATCTGTGATTGTTGTTAAGAATTGCTTTGTAACACCATTACAAATATAGTTCGTATGGTCGTAATCTTTAAACGCCATAAAACCAAACGCTCCCTTATACGCTTTTTTAACGCTTGTTGTAATTCCGCTTACAGTAGTTTTCTGCCCATCTGCAAATGAAGAAACACCAGCACTTACTCCACCCGATCCAATCCAGCCCAAATCCAAAACCGTATAGTAAACGCCCCCCGAAAGAAACACATCCAACACCGTATGTATACCATCTAACTCAGGTCGAAAGTTTGCGCTTGGTGTTTGCTCAATTAGAATAACATCACCAGCTGAATAGATTGGAGCTGTTGCCTGAGATAACATTGTTCGACTGAATCCGTTTGGATTGATTGAAGGTGTACCGAAGTCTGGCCATGTAGCCGCACCTGCAAAACCGTAATCACTAAACGCTAAACTAACATAGTAACTCTCATCTACCGTAACTGTATAACTCACTTGGTGACCATCTGCAATATAAGATGTCAGCTGTCTAAAGTCATTATACAATTGTGTTTGTACTAATTTAGCTATATCAATTTCGCCATACAAAGTGTTTGGAATAGGTTTCAGCTTATACGTTCCAATTACCTCCGAAGTTGTATCGTTGGTTACTGTTATAATGTATCTAAATCCTAACTGACTGCTCACCGTACTATTAAAATAAAAGTACATCGGATTGTACGAAGGTGTTAAAAATTGTGGTGTTGCTAGTGTTGTAATTGCCATTATCTAAATGTTTGATCTATTTGGTATTCCATGCTTATAGCTGCTATCTTTTCTATTTGGTCCAGTACTTTCTCACGCTTCATAAATGCCTTAGTTAAATCACGTTTAACCTTGCCACCCTTCCATTTTCTACTGTAACCCTCATCAACGTAAATATAATAAAACGCTCTATTTCCATCAATCTCTAGTTGGATGTCATTACTCATTACATCCCATTTCACTCTAACAACTCTAGTAACGTTCTTCATTAAACCAGTATCGACTGCGTGCTGTCTAATGATTTCTTTCTTAATCTCAGTATTGAATACTCTAGTCGCTGTACCTATTCGCCTCCATACATCATTCTGAGTTGCCATACTTTATATGTAGATAAAATGAAAGTGTTAAACAAAAAATCTTGGTGCATCAGGACTAAATGTATTTGTTTGGAAATAGTAACGTATAGCGTCAATAGCGTGATTGTAATTATCAATCGGTTTATTAGTTGCGTTACCATCCCTATCAGTAGCCCAAGTGTATTTACGGAACTCATTGATAAGATTTAGACTTCGTGACGTTACCCTCAAATCTAATTCTTGCATTCTACTAACTCCGTACACAATCGAATCTGCTCCCTTCTTTGCGTCTTGCATTCTCCACCCTAAAGTTTGCAACTCATCATTAGATTTCATTTCTGCACTATCTCCAGTAATCGTTGTGTATCGGTCAACACCTAATTCAATCATCTTGTTAGAAATGGCTTGGTTAAGTAACCCTGTTTGATATATCAATTCATCTAGGTAGTAAATGTTATCAGCGTAGTAAATAGCCACCAATGCAGTTGGATCGTTACGATAACCGTAATCTAGTCCGTAACCTAGCAACTTTGCATACTCTGGTATCTTATCTACTTGGGACCAATTATTAAACACAACACCTTGCAAGTTACCAATCTCACCTAATCCATAAACTTGCCACCAATTCCACCAATACCCTCTTTGACCTCTAGCATCTTCTTGCTCAGCTTTCATCTTCTTATAGAGTAAATCCTCTAAAGTCGGGCTTGGTATTGCTTCGTTATCTAAGTAAGTCAGTTTTAAGAACTCCGAGTTAGGTTGCTGAAGTATCTCAGTATGCGCCCAAAATTCACTATCAGCATTGAAGTCTATCCAAACTTCCTGAGATCTAATTATTAAAGCATCTGCAATAGGATAAGGAATGTGGTTACCCTCGTTTAAAAATAGTATATCTCGCTTACCAGCTGCCTTTGCTTTACCTACTGAATCAAATGACTTAAATTGTATTTTTGATTTGTTTAGTGAAGTATAGACTAACTCAGTTGCGTTCCATTGTTCATCCATCCACCTCCCCTCATCCATCATGAAGTTTTTGAATATATCAACACAACCCTCTTTAACTGCTGGGAGTGTTTCAGCTACAACTGTAACTTTTAAACGTGGTGTTGCTAGGCATTTATCGTAAATAATTGGAATGATACCGTAAGTCTTACCACTAGATGTAGCTCCTTGAATAACCTTTTTACGGGCTTTCATAGCTAACATTTTCCTAAGCGAAGTGGTAACCTCAAATCCCATTATAGATCCCTAACAATAATTAGTATTTTCTCTTTTATAGATGTAAATTCGTCCTCTTCCCAAACTGATTCCCATTTCTGCTCGTCAGTAAATCCGTTCTTGATTGGCTTAGTCAAAGTTAATAATGATTGAATAGAGGATAATTTATCCATCTTTAACCTGGTAGGCATAAAACGAAGCTCCATCTCTTCCTTAACCTCTGCAAGCATTTCTCGATCCATTACAAATTGAATATTCGTGGCTCGCCTTTAACATCCAATTCTTTCTTATCAGCTAATCCGTTTAATCGCTGTGTAATTGAAGCATTGTAAATGCTAGCCATACCGCCTTCTATTTGATCCTGACGAATCTCTTCCTTACATGCGTAACAGATGTTAATATATTCATCGTATCGACCATCTGCATTATCAAAATACTGATTAACACAACCTACTTCTTTTCTTGCATAATTCTTAAAACCTTCAAATGTTAACGGTCTTTCTCTTTCACGATAAACCATATCACCATCTTTACCTACATAGTCTTGAACTAAAAACGGATTGCTCTTTGTGGCATATTTATACGATTCAAATAGCTCTAGTAACTTCTCTGGAGTTTCTATGTATTTATGCTTCGCCATCTTTATTCTCCTCCACTTTCTTTGGTTTAGTATAACTTACTAAGTTCTTATGACCATCGTTATAAAGTTTCTCTAGTTTCTCTTGAGTATAGAAATAGCCTCCAACGATCGTTTCTTGGAATCCACCACGCTTCCGAATGATGGTATTCTCGCCTTGTTTAATCTTTAACTTGTACATCTTTCTCTTTCTCCTTTGCTAGTTCTTCTAAAAATTCCTTTGCTGATATTGCTTTGATATGTGGGAATAATTTTCTCAATTCACTCAATTTTAACTTAGTCAAATCAACATTTTTTGGATCAACTTTTTTAACTCTTTTCAGTCTCTTAACTAACTTCTGCTTGCCTTTCATATTCCTTTAATTTACGTTTAAAATCTGTTAATATTGTATAAGCACCTCTAAATGAAATACCTAAATGCTTTTGTAAAGGTCTAATTGTTGTAATGCCTTTATTAATATAAATATCTAAAAATCTTAGTTCATGAGGTTCAGCGTTCAAACGATACATCTCAATAGCGTATAACCTATTTTGATACTGTTCATCTAATTCAAACTCATCCTCTATGTATATGTCGCAATTTAGTAAATCGTTCGCTAAAATTTTATTTTTCTTGTTAAATTCTGAGTTGTTCCATTTGTAAGTGTTAGCCGATACCATACGAATAAAGCCTCCTAAACTCCTTTCATTGGGAATCTTAGCGGCTCTGTTTATGCATATTAAATAAATATCTGTAGCTATATCTATTCTATTAATGGTATTACATTTAGCAGAGTTAGCTTTTACAACGGCTTTAATTTCTTGCCAATTATTAGTAAAATACAAATCTATTTCTTCTTTATTCACTCGGCTAATATAAAAATTATTTTAACATAAGCTATAATCATTAAATAATTATAACATATTTCTAGTCAAATATATGATTAAATTCTAATCAATGCCTTTATAAAGTAAATTTATTATGAAAATGTAGATTAAATTTCTCATTCTTTCGTGTTTTTATAGGTTTCATTGTAGTATTGTTCTGCTCTTCCCATGTTGGGGTCAAAGTTTGTCCCCATGCTATCATAGACCGCTTTTATTATCTGCTGCTTTTCCATTTCTAACCTTGATTGAGCATCAGATATACATAAATTAATACAATTAACTAATGTTGGTGCATTTTCTTTACATATGTACAATGTATCTTTCAACCATTCAATGTGGTCTTGCATTGCTGTTTTCATTCCGTTTCTTTTAAATATAACTCTATAACTCTAATGCTCTTCTCTAAATCTTCTCTGAACTGTCCTTTCTTCCTACATCTTACAATCCGTTTAATCACATCAAATTCATATGCGTTCAATTCGTGTTGACTAGCAAATAGGTAAAGGCTTCCGTTCGTGTTATCATAGTGAATATCCTTTTTAACAAATTCATAACTAAACATTTCTTGTATTTCTTCTATTGAAAAAGACCATAGGCAATTATTTTCTAAAAGTAAATCAATGTGATTGCTTCCTATATAAAAAATTTTATACGATTTATTAGTTATTATGTAATTAGACAAATCCTCATCTAATATTCCGCCTTTGTACTTTAAAAAATCTCCTTCTTTCATTCCTTTAGTTTTAGTTTATATTTCAAAAGTAATTCTTTTAATTCATCTTTCGTGAATTTTCTAGTTTCGTAGGCTTTTTCACGCAAAATGACAAATTCTTCTTTGCCTATTTTGTTCTCCAAATTGATTCCGTATTCGATTAAATTTCCATGCAAAAATGTGTTACAATATTCACATTGAAGATGAACGTTGTTTTCGTCAAATCTTACGTTGGCATGACCTCCCGAACTAAAATAATGCCCAGCGTTCTCTTTCTTACATGGCTTGTTACATGATATACAATTCAATCCTTTATCTCGTTTTCTTATCCAAGAATTAAACACTTGCTGCGTTAACTTTAGATAGTCTTGCAGCGTCAACAAATCTTCTTTTTGTTTAATCTTCTTCTCCTTTTTGATAGCAGATAGATTCTTCAATGCTTGAGCAGTCTTCAAACATACCTCGCAACGATTAGATTTGATTGTTGAATTAAACTTTTGCTTTGGCTCAAATGGCTCTTTACAAGTCTTGCAATATTTCATCTTTTTGTTGTTTATCTAACTCCTGCTTCAAATATAGTATTTCCAATCTTAAACTACTATTCACTCGCTCAAAAGTAGCATTATCGTCTTCAAGCATTTTAAAGACTTTTAAAGCATAGTTCAAATCATTTGCTTCTCTTTCTATTGCTTTTACTTTTTCCTCGCTTAGATTGGCTAATTTCATTCTAAAAAGCAATCGGTTGATGCTTATCTTAATGTTTAGTCTTGCTATTAGTATATCGGTTGACTTCATAGTACGTTTTTACCTTCGTTTAAAAACTGGGTTCCATTGTGTAATCTAAACATTACAGGCTCTGCTGCAAAAGTTGGTTTACCTCCTGTTTCCGTTTCCTTTACTTTCTTAACATGGACCTCAGTAAACATCCAAGAATTAGGATGCATTGGGTATCTATGTATAACTATAAAATCATCTGCTCTATTTCCCCATTTACCGCCTCCTTCAGCATCTGCCATGTTAGGTGCTTGTGGCATACCTTCATAATCACCTGATTTATTAGTTTTTCTTAAAGCTTCTGTTGCTGCATGAACACACATATAAATTGATGTATTCGTCTTTTTAGCAAACAACCTTAACTTAGTAGCCATCTCATAATCTAAGTCGTGCGCATTTGCAAATTTAGGTTTTAAAAATGAATTATGAGGATCAATCATCAAAGTATCATAATCACCAAGCACCTGGACTTCCTTCATGAACTCTTCTATTGTCCAAGCCTTTTGAGCATCTATGAAATCA